CGCCCTGACAGAGCTTGGCGTATTGCCGGGACTTGAGGCGGCAGTGGATAAGTATGGCTCTCTCGCCGAGCAGAGCGGGTTCGTAGGGGGTGAGGATGAGATTCAATGACCGCGTAAGTGTCGGAGCGGTAAAGCAGACCAAAGAAGGCTATCTGGTTGCTACTGCCAGGGTGGCCCGCACTGGCGTACAGGAATACTATGCCGCCGAGCTTGGCGATATCGCTATGCAGGCGGGGTTCAAACCTGATGATATTGTCCGCGTTTACCGCTCCCCTGACCAGGTCTTCTCGCGAGACACCCTCAACAGCCTTACTCGCGTTCCTGTGACCATCGACCACCCCCCAGAAAGCGTGAATGCAGATAACTGGGCGAAGTACGCCGTAGGTGAAGTGGGCGACACGGTCGCAAGGGACGGCGAGTGGATCGTGGTCAATCCCATGATCAAGGATGCCAAGGCGATAGAAGCGGCTAAAACGACGCACAAAGAGATTAGCATGGGATACAATGCCAACATCGTGAAGGCGCGTGATGGCATTGACGCAGATTTTGAAATGACTGACATTCGCATGAACCACCTGGCCCTTGTGCCTCGTGGTCGCGCAGGCAGTCAAGCACGAATCGGTGATTCTTGGGGCGCTGCCCCGATCAGCGATACTCAACTGGGCGACACGCCCAACAACCGTCTGAAGGAGAGTTCTATGACCACAAAAACGGTAGTTCTGGGCGATAAAGCCGTCCAGGTACTAGCTGAAGATGCCGCCGAAGTTGAGCGGTTCAAGCAGGAAACGGCAAAGGCCCTGGCTGACGCTGAGGCTCGATACAAGGCCGCCATTGAGGCCAAAGACGAGGAAATCGGCAAGCTGAAGGCCGAACTCGCTGACGCCAAGAAAGCTGCCGAGATCGACGTTGACGCACTGGTGGCTGCCCGCACCGAGCTGGTTGCCCAGGTCAAGGCCATTGACGCCAAGATCGATCCGAAAGGATTGTCTGACGCCGAACTGCGCAAGGCCGCTGTTATCGCCAAGCTGGGCGAAGAGATGGTCAAAGACGCTTCCGACGCCGTTATCCTGGGCATGTTTAAGGCTATTACCAAAGACATCAAGCCTGCTGACCCGGTCGGCGAGGTGTTCAAGCACGGCGTGAAGGACTCCGGCCTGAGCATCGACGACGTTCATGCGAGCTACGTCGCACGACTGACCCGACAAAAGGAGGTTTAATCATGGCTATCATTCCTACTCGTACCACCGTAGCTCGGGGCGTAGTCGGCACCTGGGCGAACATGGAAGAAGACAACGCCCGGACGGGCTTCGCGGGGGCTGAGTTCCCTAGCGGTGTCCCCGTAATGAAAGGTACCGGCGAAATGGTCTATGTCCCGCTCGAGGATGGCGGTCGGTTCGCAGGTATCGCCCTACGTGCTGTGAACATGGACGGTACCCCGACTGCTGATGGCGAGGCGACGTTCCGCGTAGGCCAGCTGTTCGGTATCGCTGACATGGGCACAGTGTACGTTCTGGCCGGTGACAACGTGACCGAGGGCGCTAACGTGTTTTACGATCCCGCCACCCGTAAATACCACGGTGCGTCTGCCGCTGGCCTGTTGCCGCTGGCTGGTTGCGAGTTCGACGAAACAGCCGCCGATGGCGAACCCGTCGCTCTCCGCATTCGACTCACCCCTGGCGCCGAACCGGTAGCCGAAGAAGAGTAAGGAGTAACAAACATGATTCAGATCAATGACGCGCAGGCCCTCAACTTCCTGCGACAGCAAACTCGGGTACTGTCGGCGCGTGCCTTCAATGTCGAGTACGACATCGTCGACTACGCCCAGCTGGTCCCGGTAAACACTGACTACCCCGAATGGGCGTCCGGTGTGGACTTCCAGGTCGGCGACCTTGCCGGTGCCGCCAAGTGGCAGAGCGGCTGGGCCGAGGACGTGCCGAAGGCTGACGTCAGCCTGATCAATGTCGGCGTGGACTTCGCCATGTACGCGGTTGGCTACGGTTACAACATCGAGGAGGTCGGCAAGGCCATGCACGCCGGCTTCCCGCTGACTGCCCGTAAGGCCATCGCTGCCCGTCAGGCTGCTGACATCTTCTGCGCCGAAACTGCGCTGTACGGCGGGGGACATCCCGGCTGGACTGGCCTGATCAACAAAGCTGGCGTCACTCCGGCGCTGTCGCCGAACACCGGCACCGGTAACGCGCGTAACTGGGTTGACGCCAACGGTGTTGGCCTGAAGACTCCGGAACAGATCGTAGCCGAGCTAAACCAGCTGCTGATGGGGCCGCCCAGCTCCAGGGGTGTTCTGACCAGCCTGATCGGCGACACTATTCTGCTGCCGCCACGCGCGTATCAGTACATTGCCCTGACGCCTTTTGGGGTGACCGCGCCGAACATGACCATCCTGCAGTGGTTCATGGAGAACAACATCTACACCACTCGGACTGGCCGCCCGGTGACCATCCGCGAACTGCCAGCCTTGGCCACTGCTGCCACTGACAGCGCTGTGGCTGGTCAGGGCAGAGCAGTTGGCTACCGGAACGCCCCGGATGCCCTTGAACTGCCGATGCCTATGCCCTTCCGCTTCCTGGACGTGCATCAGCACGGCCCGATGCAGTGGCAGGTCCCGGGCATCGGTCGCGTAGGTCAGCTCACCGTGATTCGCGAGGGCGCCCTGCGCTACCTGGACGGGGTGTCTCCGGCCTAACGGAATAAGGGGCTGGAGACAGCCCCTTTTCTGTNGGAACTGACTATGGCAGTCACTATCCATAACCTCACAAACTCGCCGTTCGACCTGTTGAACGACAAGGGCGAGAAGGTGCGGATTGCTGCCCGCGGATCTATTGTCGGATTCAAGCCGCACCCGAGCCAGTTACCGCTTTATCGATCGCTTGGCTATTTCAGGATTGANGATGCTGGGCAGGATTCGAAGCGGGATCGGCAGAATACCTCGCCAAAGGGCACGTCGCTTGCTGAGCAGTACCGCGCCCTGACCGGAAAACACCCGGACGGTCGGTGGTCTGACAAGCGCCTTGCAAAAGAATTGGAAAAGCGGGCGAACGGTTCTTCCGAGGGTGAATAATGGCAGGCTATGGAACCGACGATGACTTCACCGCGTGGCTGGCAGCCCAGGGGCTGTCCCTGCCAGACGACGCGCCTGCACCTGCCGTGCTTCGCCAGATCGGCAGCAGCTATGTAGACGCTGCTTATGAGTATCGCCTCGGCTGTAGCGAGCGAACGGGAGGTTTCGAGCAAGAGCTAGCGTGGCCGCGCAAAGGCCACTATCTCAACGGCAAGGCCGTGCCGGATGACCTTATCCCGCAGGCGTGGGTGCATGCGGCCTACCGGGCGGCCTACCTGCANGCTANACAGCCGGGGTGGGCCACTAGCAGTCGCGATGGTAACCGGGTTACCAAGCGGGAGCGTGTGGACGTTATCGAGCGGGAGTTCTTCGACGCGGCAACCGCACCAGGTTCTGACGCGGCGCCCGGCATGGTATCGGACAGCATCATCAACGGCCTTGTACTGCCGTGGCTATGTCCGACTGGTCGCAGTCTTAATAGCCTTTTCCGGGTGGTGTAATGGCCGACTTCTATTCCGAGATGAGGCAGATGGCAGAGGAGCTGCTGGCCCCGACTAGCCAAGGCGGGTTGGGGCAGGGTTCGATTGTCCTGTCTCGCCAGTCCAGCACGCCAGGCGCTAACCCGTGGGATCCGCCTGTAACCACAACAACGACCGAGACGCTGAAGGGCGCTGTCCGTGGCGTCAGCAAAGAGCTGGTCGGTGTGGAAATGGGCGGAACCGTCATCCTCGCCTCCGACCGGCAGGTTATCTGCGCGCCGCCCAAAATGGGCTATACAGCTGGTGATACGCTCGTTGTGGATGGCGTGCCGGTGCATATTGTGGCGGTGGAGAATATCCCGGCAGCGGGCATCACGAGCGCTGTACGCTTCATCATAAGGGGCTGATATGACTGATATTGGAATTGCATCGGCTTTATTCCTATTGGTGTTTTGGCACTGCTTGGCGGACTACCCGTTGCAAGGGGATTTCATAGCGGCTGCTAAAAATAAAAACACAGACCTAGGACAAACCTATTGGAAGGTTGTCTTACCAGCTCACGCAATGATTCATGCAGGCGGGGTTTTTATCATCACTCAGTCGCTGGTTTGCGCAATAATTGAGCTAGTTTCTCACGCGATAACTGACTATTTAAAATGCGAAGATAAAATAACCTTCAATCAGGACCAGGCTATCCACATAGCTTTTAAGGTGGTTATAGCGGCTCTATTTTATATGGGGCTATAGATGGCCATTACCCCCACCCGATCCCAGGCGCGGCTCTTCGCACAGCTCATAGCAGAGCTTGAGCCGCGCATTCGCGCCGGATTCATGGCGGCCGTCACTGACCTGTCAGCGAACGTGAACTGGCGCGAGCTGCTGGCTAATCTTGAAGCGGGGAACATNGAAGGGGCCATTGCAGCACTTAACATCAGTCCGGCAGCCTGGCAGCAGTACAGCGAAGCCGTNAGTGCTGCCTATGCTGCGTCAGGCTCGGCGCATGCGGCACAGATCCGGATGATCGGAATCGGCGCCATCGGCACCAGGTTCAACATGCTTAACCCCAGGGCCGAACAGTGGATTCGCGAGCACGTGGGCGGCTCGATTACCGGATTTGTCGAAGAACAGATTGAAGTCGCCCGACAGACGATCGCAGCAGGCTATCGTCTTGGCAAAGGGCCACGCGACATCGCCACTGATCTTGTCGGGCGCGTTGTGGATGGCCGGCGTCAGGGTGGAGTTCTTGGGCTAGACGCCCCGCGGGCTGAGCGGCTAAGAATTGTAACTGAGGGAATGAAGACCGCCGAAGGGGTTAAGAGCCTCGTTATCGAGCACCGGTCGGGGGCGCTGTCACTGCGCTACAAAGTCAACAAAGCGACCGCTAATCGCATCTTGAGAGCCTACCGCAAAGGCGAGGCCGTGCCGCAGGCGGAGCGGCTCATTAGTGAACGCCAGTACAAAAATGCCCTGCTTAAGGACCGTGCCGACACCGTGGCCCGNACCGAGACGGCAGCCGCCGTGCTGAATGCCCGTGACGAGGCTTTCCGACAGACTATGGAGCAGCAAGGCATCCGGCCCGACCAGGTGGTCAAGGTGTGGCGACATGGTGCAGGTGCTACTGCGTATCATCGACCTGATCANTTAGCGATGGCAGGCACAGAGGTTGTGGGCATTGACACTCCGTTTGTGTTTCCGGACGGAACCGCCATGCTTTTCCCGCATGACCCGGCTGGCGGTGCGAGACACAACATTAACTGCCGCTGTAATGTGGAGTACCGGGTCAACTATGAGGTGGACTGATGGCTAGGTTTAGCGCGGCAGTCGGAGCTTGGGCAAATGCTACCGAAAAGCGCCTGTCAGCCGTCTACAAAAAAGCAGTTGAAAAGTTGGCAATGGAAATGACCCGCACCCGTGCCGAGGGTGGCAACGTTCCCGTAGATACCGGCAACCTCTACCGATCCCTGCTGGCTTCCACGACCAGCATGCCGAAGACCGCCGAAGGGCCGTTCGCAGGATCGAACGTGCCGTCGGTTATCGCCACACTGCGGATGAACGACACCGTATGGCTCGGGTTCCAGGCGAAATATGCCAGAAGGGTCAACTTCGGCTTTGTCGGCGCGGACGCGCTGGGCCGGGTGTATAATCAGCAGGGTGCGCACTTCGTCGAACGCGCCATCGCCATGTGGCCCCAAATAGTCCGCAAGGCCGTAGAGGAAGTGAAGAATGCCAACCGTTGAAGCGAAGATATGGCTCGCTCTGAAGTCGCGCATTGATACGTTACCGCTCGACTTCGCAAAAGCATGGCCAGCAGAGACGTTCACGGTCCCGCACGCCAACGGCCAATTGCAACCCTATATCCGCATCGGCACCGTCACCGTTGACCCTGTACCAGTCCAGATCGCCACCGGCAAGCCGCACATCCGCACCGGAACTCTAATCCTTACCCTCGTACATCCGATGATGAGCGGTTACACCCTGCCGGTATATAACCAAATCGCGGGGACGATTGCTGAACATTTTGCAGACGGAACCGAGATGAGGTATAATAATGTGTGCGTGAAGGTAACTGCGCAGCCGCATGTGCAGCCGGGGTACGAGGACAACGGTTATTGGACCGTCCCGGTTTCTGTTCCGTGGAGGACAGTTGCATGAGCTGCAAAGAGTGCGAAGAACGCCGCAGACTTGCCCGAGAAGCGCTTCTGCGCTCTGCTATTGGCGAGGCGGCTGTACATGTTGTGAAGGGTGCCGCCGAACTGGTAGGCATCAAGAAGAAAACTGCTGCTGCCGACCGCAAGAAGGCAGTGGCAAAACGTAAGTCCGGCGCTGCCGGAAAGAGGACCGGTCCGACCAAAACTGCGCAGGAGTAATACCCAATGAACGAAATGATCTATACCATGGCGAACACCAAGATTTTCATCTCCGAAAATCCGGTGCCAGCCAAGCTAGAAGTAACTCCCGAGGATTTCCAGGGTATCAACTGGATTGAGATTAAGGGGCTGTTCAACGTCGGCGAGTTAGGAGC